ACCCCCCTGCCTTTCGCTTCAAAAACTCTCCGATCGGTGGAAATCAGTCCAAATCGGTACAAAACGGACATACTACAGTCCGAATTGATCCAGACTCACCTTTTATCAGTCCAGAACGCTCGGGGGCTAATTGAAAAAGGCACGCAAGGGCGCTACTAAGCCACGATTGCAGAACGCACCGCTCAAAGGCGCATCTAGGATTGATGAGATAAAGAAATTCCTAGAAGATTGCAAACTGGAGCTACTGCCGTGGCAAGAATACGTCTTAACCGATATGTTGAAGGTCGACAAAGACAATAGGTGGCGGCGGAAGACCTGCCTATGCTTGGTGGCAAGACAAAACGGGAAGACTCATCTAGCACGCATCCGCATCCTTGCAGGGTTGTTTATTTTTGGTGAAATGAATATAGTTGCAATGTCATCTAATCGCGGCATGGCTTTGGACACCTTTCGCAAAGTCGTTGACGTGATAGAGGATAATCCTGCGCTCATGGCGCAGGTTAAACAGATCCGCGTGGCTAATGGTCAGGAATCGGTGGAGCTGCTTTCGGGCGCTCGTTACGAGATAGTCGCGGCTACAAGAGATGGAAGCCGTGGTAAGACCGCGGATCTGCTTTACATAGACGAGTTACGCGAAATTGATGAAGATTCGTGGACTGCCGCTAAGCCAATTACCCGTGCCCGTCCAAATAGTCAGATCTTTATGACTAGCAACGCTGGTGATGCCTTCAGCACAGTCTTAAATGACCTTAGAAGCCGCTGTTTAAGTTATCCGCCGCCTACTATGGGCTTTTGGGAGTATTCAGCCGATGACTGGGCAAAGATAACCGACAAAGACGCGTGGTATCAGGCAAATCCCGCTTTAGGCTATTTGATAGACGAAGAAACGATTGCGGAAGCCATTGCAACATCTAGCGTGGAAGCAAGCCGCACGGAAACCTTATGTCAATGGGTCAGCGCGCTTAAATCGCCATGGCCTTATAGAGCATTTGAAGATCTGACAGTCCAAGAGCTACAAATCCTGCCGGGATTGCCAACAATTTTTGGAATGGATATTTCAGTCAATAAAAAGATGGCTTCACTTGTCGCAGGGCAGATCCGCGAAGATGGCAAAATTGCCGTAGGCGTCATTGCACAGTTTGAAAGTCAAGTCGCCATTGACGAGTTAAAGATGGCTGTGGAAGTCAATGACTGGGCACGGCAGTATCGCCCTAAGATGATTTGTTTTGACAAGTACAGCACTATGAGCGTGGCAGAACGATTGCAACAATCAGGGCACAAAATACAGGATATGTCCGGGACTGTATTTTACCAAGCCTGTTCAGACCTATATGATGCAATTGTGAACGCGCGAATCGTTCACATCGGACAGGCTAGCTTGGTGGACTCCATGAATAACTGTGCGGCTAAGGAAACAGATGCGGGTTGGCGAATCGTTAGGCGAAAGTCAGCCGGGGACGTATCTGCGGCAATTAGCCTTGCAATGGTTGTCCACCAGCTGCTTAAGCCACAGAGCAAGCCACAAATCATCGCCTGAAATGCGTGAAATGTCCGTTTTGTATGGTATCCTTAAACGATGGGTCTTTTTGATCGTTTTCGCCCTGCGAAAATAGAAGCGCAAGCTGCTCCGCAGCTAATGACGGATTCTTTTAATTATTATCTTCCAATAACATTAACTACAACATCACGCGAAGAAGCGATGAGTGTTCCAAGCGTTGCTCGTTGCCGTAATTTAATTTCTGGAACAATCGCAACATTTCCACTTGAACTTTACAAAAAGTCAACTGGTGAAAAACTCGGCAAACCTTTATGGCTTGAGCAACCTTCAATCAGTCAGCCACTAAGCACAACAATTGCGTGGACTGTTGACTCATTGCTATTTTATGGCGTTGCTTATTGGCGCGTAACTGAAGTTTATTTTGATGATGGTCGCCCTGCACGTTTTGAATGGGTAGCACCGGGTCGCGTTTCATTTACAACCGATGCTAACAGTAATTTCATTACGCAATACACAATCGATGGCACACCTGTTCCAATGTCAGGTCTTGGATCACTTGTTACATTCCAAGGATTAGATGAAGGCGTATTACAACGCGGCGCACGCACACTTCGCAGCGCAATAGATTTAGAAACTGCAATGCGTGTGGCATCTGCAACTCCAATGCCTTCCGGTGTCATTAAAAATACTGGTGCAGATTTATCATCTGAAGAAGTGCAGTCAATTCTTGCATCGTGGAAATCTGCACGCGAGCGCAGATCTACTGCATACTTGACAAGCACACTTGACTACCAGCCAACAGCATTTAGCCCGCGCGACATGATGTTTGTTGACGCTGTGCAATCAATGGCAACACAAGTTGCACGAATGATGAATGTTCCTGCGTATTACATAAGCGCAGACATGAACAACTCAATGACGTACGCAAACGTTCAAGATGAACGCCGTCAATTTGTTTCTCTTTCTCTCGCGCCGTATGTCCACGCAATTCAAGATCGTTTATCGATGGATGACATAACCGCGCGAGGGAACATTGTTAAATTTAATGTCGAAGATGCTTTCTTGGCTGTAAATGCCCTAGAGCGTTTAGCAGTCATTGAAAAAATGCTTGCACTTGGTTTGATTAGTGTTGAGCAAGCAATGGAAATGGAAAACCTAAGCCCGAACGGAAACGATACAGATGAACCTAACGTTCTCTAACGATATTACCTGCAACACCGAGGAACGTACTATCACCGGCAAGATTGTGCCGTTTGGTAACGAAATCGGACACACTTCCGCAGGTAAAGTTGTCTTTGCTAAAGGCTCAATCGAGATTGCAAGCAATCCTAAGCCAAAACTATTGCTTGAGCACGATCCTAAAAAGCCAATTGGTCGCATGATCTCTTTTACCGAAGAAGAAGATGGCATTTACGCAACTTTCAAAGTATCCAATACAACACGCGGTAACGATGCACTCATTGAAGCATCTGAGCAACTTCGCAGCGGTTTATCCGTAGGCGTTGAAGTTGTAGATTCAAAGCGTGAAGGAAATATCTTGCGCGTATTGGCAAGCAAAATGTATGAAACAAGTCTTGTTCAAGCAGCTGCGTTTAAGAGCGCAGAAGTCTTGAGCGTTGCAGCTTCAGATGAAGCTGAAGAAAACCCAACAAACGAAAGCGAGGCAGTCGTGGAGAATACTCCAGACACCGCATCTGTTGAGCCTAAGGTCGAAGCCCCTGCGGTAGAGGCTGCTCGCCCAACAGTTGCTGCACCAATTTACGCGAAGCCACGAATTAACGTGACTCCGCTTACAATGCTTGAGAACACAATCAAAGCATCTGTATTTAACGATGAAGATGCGCGTCAATGGATCGCAGCTGCATCTGACACCGACACCACAACCGATGTACCGGGCTTAGTTCCAACACGTCAGTTGACTGAAGTTATTAACCCAAAGACAACAGGCGTACGCCCCACAATTGAAGCCATCAGCTCGGGGACATTGCCTGATGCTGGGATGAAATTCCAAATCCCACGCGTCAAGACTGCTCCAACTGTTGGAACAGTTGCAGAAGGTGGCGCATTTGATGATACACAAACTGAAATCGAATACATTGATGTAGATGTCAAGAAGGCTGCCGGAATGCAACTATTTTCCGTGGAAGTCTTGGATCGTACAAGTCCTGCATTCCTTTCAGAGCTTCTCGCACTTATGAGCGATGCTTATGCTAAGGAAACAAACTATCGCGCAGGTGTAGCACTTGCCACAAACGGAACACTTGATTCAACAACTGTTACCCTTCCGTGGGATGGCGAAGAATTCGCTGCTTTCATTGCTCGCGCAGGTGAGTCCATTTACAGCAACACATTTAAGTTTGCTACCGGTGTCATTGTTTCACCTAAGCAATGGTCAAACATTGTCGGTCTAGTTGACGGCAACAAGCGCCCATTGTTCAACGCAGCTGCACCACAAAACGCAGCTGGATCACTTGCAGTTGACGCAATTCGTGGAACTGTTCTCGGACTTCCGCTATACGTCGACTACACCATGAGCGGCGAAGGCGATAACTCCATTATTGTTGTTAATCGCGATTCCTACACATGGTATGAATCACCACGCCTACAACTCCGCGCTGAAAAGGTCGGAACAGGCAAGGTTGAAATTGGAATGTACGGCTACTACGCGATTGCAACTAAGGTCGGCGCAGGAGCTTTCAAGTATAACAAGGCGTAGTTCTAGCCTAGAAGTAGAGTTACCCCGGCGCACAGCCCTTGCGCCGGGGCTAACATAGAGAGGAAATCATGGCAGCCACTTATGTAACCGAAGCTGAATTGCGTTCAGCCCTTGGAATCGGTGCGCTGTATTCTTCCGCTGTTGTTGAAGAAGTTTGTCAAGCAGCAGAAAACATTGTCAAGGGCAAGTTATGGTTTAACTCCGAATCTGTTTATGCCATTGAAGCTACGGGCACAACAGGTCGCATCTATCTTTATGAAAATTATGATCGTTTTGTCGTTGGTGACACAATTACAGTTGAGAACGTACGTCAACATTTCAACGGGTCACAAACAATAACTAAAACCCTAGCCAACTGGGTTGAATTTGTTAATGCTCAAATCACAACACGCGCTTATCACACAATAGCGCCATGGGGTCGCGTGTATGGTACACAGGCTATTGATTACGCCACCCTTCCCGAAGTCAATCAAGCATCGCTTATGATTGCTGTTGACATTTGGCAAGCCCGTCAAGCGTCCAACGCCGGCGGCATTTCACCTGATTTTCAACCTTCTCCATATCGTATGGGTAATACACTTATGGCACGCGTTAGAGGCTTGCTTGCGGATCACCTAGCACCGGGCGGTCAAGTAGGGTGAGCGCAATAACAACCCTACGGGGAACAATCGCGACTGCGCTAGCTGATAATGCGAGCTGGCAGGTGTTTTCCTTCCCGCCTGCCAGTCCGCTTGCTAACTCGATTGTCGTGCAACCCGGCGATCCATACATTGAGCCTTCAAACGATCATTACAAAACAGTAAAGCCAAAAGTTAATTTCAAACTTGTTGTGCTTGCACCAATGTTTGATAATCAGGGCAACCTGACAAACATTGAAGATTTTTACCTTAACATTGTGAATAAGCTAGAAGCGTCATCTATTGCATATACAATAGGGACATTTAGTGCACCCGCAGTCTTGACTGGCACAGTAGGCGATCTATTGTCCGGTGAAGTATCAATCAGCGTTCTATCCGATTGGAGCTAAAAAATGGCTGATAATGACAAAGAGCGCGAGGCTTTCTTGGCTAAGATTGGTCAAGTAGCTCCAAGCGCACCAAAACCCGCAACCGCTAAGAAAGACGAGGAATAACCTAAATGGCTATTTTCTTAAATAACAAGGTTGGTCTAAAGATTAACGCTGTTGATCTTAGCGACCATGTAACTTCAGTAACGCTGAACTATGCAGCGGATGAACTAGAAGTAACCGCAATGGGCGACACCGCACACAAGTTCGTAAAGGGCTTGGAAGCCGGTACGCTCACAGTTTCATTCTTGAATGATGGAGCAGCGACAAGCGTTCTACAAACACTCAATAGCGCATTCGGCACAACTGTCGCGTGCAAAGCTATTCAGCAAAAGGGAACAGCTGTTGACGCAACAAACCCTGTTTATGAGTTTGATATTCTTGTCAACAACCTAACCCCAATTAACGGCGGTGTAGGCGACATGGCAACTCAAGACATTACTTTCACACTCAATTCCAAGTTGACTGTGAACGCAGCAGGCACATTCTAAATAAGGAGTAAATGGGCATGGCAAAGTTAATAGTGACAAGGGCTGACGGGACAAAATCTACTCACCAGATTACTCCCGCTGTCGAATACGCTTTTGAGCAGCAATTTCGCAAAGGCTTTCATAAAGCCTTTCGTGAAGATGAGAAGCAGGAGCATATTTATTGGCTTGCTTGGGAATGTCTACGCCGCGCAGATGCGCCAGACGTTAAGCCGTTTGGTGCTGCATTTCTGGACACGCTCGCTGCCGTAGATGTGGTGGCAGACGATTCCCCAAATGGCTAACGCGCGATTCTTTTACTTATCGAATTGCTCAACTGAGCATTCATACAGGAATCGCGCCTAGTGAATTTATCAACATGGATCAAGACTTGCTTAAGGCTTTTTACGAAGTCTTAAAGCAACAGGCGAAAGAAAGGGAAAATGCCAGTCGTAGTAGAAGGCGTGCCAGAGCTTAAGAAAGCTTTGAAAAAGTTTGCGCCTGACCTACTGAAGGAAATGAACAACGAAATCCGTGTTGCGCTAAAAGAAGTCACAAATGAGGCAAAAGCAAAAGTGCCTTCACAAACTCCGGGTGGATTGTATAACTGGCAAGATAACGGCGTTGTAGCTAAAAGCCGCACATCTCGCGCAACAGGATTTCCCAAGTATAACGCACGCGTGATTAGACGCGGATTAACTTATTCTTTGGGACGTGGCAAGCGTAACCGATCAGGTTTTGCAAGCCTTTATTCATTGCTAAATAAGTCTGCATCGGGCGCTATTGCCGAAACCGCTGGACGTTTAAGCGGTGCTAGTGGCAGCAGCCGCAGTCAAAGCAACAACCCGCAAGCAGGTGCGCGGTTCATTAGCGGTATGAATGGCATTGGAGCAATGAAGTCTGTCGATCGCAGACAGAAAACAACGGGACGCATCCTTTATGCTGCTTACGCTGAGAATGAAGGAAAAGCGCTAAACGCAGTATTTAAAGCAATTGACAAAGCTGCTCGTTTATTGAAAGAGCGTGCAACAGTTAGAAAGGCTGCTTAATGTCTAACATTCGCATAGATATTGCTTCCGAGTTTAAAGACAAAGGTTTTAAGCAAGCTGATAAAGCAACAACAGGTCTAGAAAAGTCATTTAAAACTTTAGCCAAAACATTTCTTACTGTATTTTCTGTTCAACAGATAACTGCGTTCGGCAAGGCTTCCGTCAAAGCCTTTATGGAAGATGAAGCTGCTGCTTCTCGCCTAAGCAAAACTGTTGCCAATCTTGGGCTAGGTTTTGAAGATGCTCGCATCCGTCAATTCATTTCTGATCTTGAAACCGCCAGCGGTGTAAGCGATGACAGTTTAAGACCTGCATTCCAAGCGCTAATTACCACAACGGGCAGCGTTGCTCAATCACAAGCCCTGCTAGGTACAGCACTCGATGTAAGTGCCGGAAGCGGTGAAAATCTAACAACAGTCGCCCAAGATCTAGCCAACGCCTACATAGGCAATACGCGGGGATTAAAAAAATATAATTTAGGCTTGTCACAGGCTGAACTTGCAACAATGTCGTTTGAGGAAATATCCAAGCGACTGAACGAGCAATTCTCTGGGCAAAATCAAGCCAACCTAGACACTTACGCTGGCAAGATGTCATTGCTTAAAGTTGCTTTTGACAATATGCAGGAAACTATTGGCGGCGGTTTGCTAGATGCCTTCCAAATCTTAGGTGGAGATCAAGGCATCGGCGGGACAACAACCGCAATGGAAAAGTTTGGTGATGCAGTCGCTAACACTACGCGCGGCGTTGCTGAGCTTGTAGCGGCGTTTAAGGATGTGCGCACATACGGCGCAACTCTTGTTGACTTTATTCAAGCCATCGACATACGCAACCCGCTTGGAAGCAGTTTGGGATTTGTAACATCAATGGGCAAGGCTAA